GGCGCAGCCCCTCAAGGAGTACGAAGCATGGCGATGACACCTGATCCGCAGCCCCAAGGGGTTATGAGCAACCTTTTCGGCGGCTTTTCCGACGCGCCGGATACAAGCCCGACCGACCCATACGCCAACCTCTCACGGCAGCAGCGTATGATGCTGGGCTTCGCGGCTCTGCGAGACGCAGGGGCATCGTTTGCTGGCCGTGACACTGACTTCTTTGCGGAAACGCTTGGGGGCTATGAGAGTGCGCGGGACCGCGAGCGGCTACGGCGTCAAGGTGAATTGCAAAACCGCGCAGCCGCCCTGCAAGGTTTGGGGGAAATCCAGCAGCAGATCGCTATTGCACGGGCGCGGGGGGTGGAACCAAGCCCCGCTCAGTTGCAGCTTGAACAATATTTCACTCAGATGCTGACATCTGCGGGTGGTGGTCTTGGTGGTCTTCCAATGGGTGTGCCTACGGCAGCGGCAGTTACGCCTGCGGCGGCGGCAGTTACGCCTGCGGCGGCGGCTGTTACGCCTGATGCGCCAATGGTTACACCTGATGCGCCAGTGGTTACGCCTGCGGCGACTGCGGTTACGCCTGCACCAGAGGCGGCAGCGGTTACGCCTGCACCAGAAACGGGTGCGGTTACGCCTGATGCGCCAGAAGCGGGTGCGCCCCGACAAAGCGGCCTCCTCCCGTCATCTGATTACAAAACCCAAATCGAACAGTTAGAGGCGCGAATTACAGACGTCACTGCCGCTGGGGGTGACACGCAAGACCTCAGAGGGCAAGCCAGTCGCGTACAAAGATTGTATGAAACGGCCATAGGGTACGAGCGAGAAGACCGACTCGCTGCGCAAGAAATCCAAGCAACGCCAGAAGAACTTGATATGGCTGTGCAAGCCTTGGCTCGTATGCAAAGTCTTGAGGCGTTGAGCAATGACCAACTCGGACTTATTTTGGGTCCGTATCTCTCTGAAGTTAGCCCAGAAGACCCTCTCTATGCGAGAGTTTTAGCCAACAGGATTATGGGAGAAGAAGGAGCAGAAATACTTGCTGATGTTGACCAGATTGTCGCAGAACAGTTCTTGCGGGCATTTGACAGGCTAAAAGGTGGGGGCCAGATTACTGACAAAGAAGGCGACCGTGCCTTGAAAGCCAGACAGCAGCTAACAGCAAGAGCCGTTAGTCCCGAAGCCTACAGACAGGCCATAACAGAATTGCGCATGATTACGGAAAACCTACTTGCGCGCTCAAAAGGGGATGAAGCCCCCCATAATTTTGAGGCTATTTCGGCGGGTGTTACAGGTGAGGCTGCACCAGATAGTCAAACTTTAACGGACGATGCCGCAGGCTTTTTAGGGCTGGTTGTTCAGCAGTAAGGGAATCTACATGGAGTACACTGTAGACCAATACCGTCAGGCCGCTCAACTGGCTTATGAGGCGGGCAACATATCTGCGGCAGAAGAGTTGGCGCAAGCGGGCCTAGCTGCGCAGCGTGCCGCGACAGAGGGTGATGTGGAGTTTGGCGCTGTACGCTCAATGCTCAAAGGTATGCGCAAAGGTGGAGAGGACATCGCTCGTACCGTTACGAGCGAAGGCTTGCAGCTTGGGGCGGGTATACATGATGTTATGTCTGCACCAGGTCGCGCTGCCGATTTCGCCCTTGCAAAAGGCTCACAAGCTATTGCCGATCTGTTCGGGGTAGAAGCACCTGAGTTCACACAGCGCCCATATGAAATGACCGGGGGGCAACCAAGCACTGGTCGCGCAATGATTGAGGCAGGGCCGACCACTGGCCCTGCTATGCAATATGAAGCTCAAACCCTGCCGGGGGACATTGCAGGAACAATGGTTGAAATGGCCCCGGCGGCGGCGCTTCCCGGTGGTCTTCTTTATAACGTCGCCGCACCTGCTGTGGGCCAAATCGCGGGTGAGCGAGCGGCTGAAGCACTTGATTTCGGTGAGACAGGGCAGCTTGTAGGCGGCATTCTCGGTTCTATCGCTGGCCCGTCAGCACTGGCATCGGGTGTTCGCACGTTGTCGCCTGCTAGCGGGGTTCCATCTGATCTCCGTCAAGTTCGTGCCGATCTCCTTGAAGATGCTATGCGCCAAACGCCAGATGGCACTGGCCTTTCGGCGGGGCAATTTACCGGGGACACCGCTTTGCGGACTGTGGAAGGAACGCTCTCAGCGTCTGACGACCAGCTTCGCGCGTTCACTGCTGCGGTTGTCCGCGAAATGGGTGGTACACCTGGGGGTAAGCTTCCCGATACGGTAAAGTCTCTTGGCGATAACATCGGAAGCATGTTCGATGAGGTGGCTGACGCTATGCCGCCTATCAACCCGTATCTAACAAGAGGTGCTTCCGGGGATACTGTTGTTGACCGACTGCGCAACACAGCAGAGACATACGGTCGGAGCGTTGGTACAGGCGAGCGCGTCAGTGTTGTTGATGATGTGGCCGATTGGATGGAGCGTTCTCTACGGACGGGCAAGCCTATCGACGGCAGCGAGGCTCTTCGGTGGAGAAGCGAACTCAGCGAAATCACCGCCACCAGTGGAAACGTCGCAACCCGGAGGGCTGCGGGGGCAGCGTTGCGCGAACTTGATGCTCTCATGGACACCGCGTTGCGTTCGGCGGGCAGGGGCGATCTGGTTGAGACACTGACAAGCGCCCGCCGCCGCTGGCGTGATTTCTTGGCGTTTAGGCACGCTGCATCTCGCGCAGGTGAAGCACCGCTTGAAGGGGCTATTTCTCCGCAAGCTCTCGCACAGTCCATGCGGGCGCAAGACGAAGTGTCATACGCATTAGGTGATCGCGGGTCGTTTGGTGATTTGACCCGCGCAGGCGAACAAATCTTACGTCCCGCGCCAGCCGTATCGGCAGGTGGTGTCCGCGAAGTCCCGTCAATGCAAGCCGCGCAGGCAGCAGAGACAATGGCGACTATCGGCAGCGCAATCAGCCCAACGGCTGCTGCTGCGGGCGCGGTTGGGGCAAGGCTTTTCCCCGGTATGCGTAAAGGGTTCGTGAACGATCCGCTGATGCAACAGTATTATCGGCTTGGCTACCTGCCAACACCTGACCCGCTGCCCCTTTCGACGCGTATGCTTACGTCAGGTCCGCTTTCGATCCTTGGGCAAGGCGATTAAAAGAGCTTTTCTTGCTCTTCCTTTTGGCGTTGGCGTTTAGGCGCTGACGCCTTTTTCTTTTCGCGCAACTCTTTGATCACGTCAGCCGCTGTGTCGCACAGCTTGAAGACGGCACGATGGTTGGGAAAACGGTGCGCGATGCGCAAGTCTCTCTCAAGATTGTCCAGTTCTTCGTTGGTCATGGTGTTACCTTCCGGTTTGCGGTTTCAATGCGTTCAGCAAGTTGCGCTGCACGGCATCTTTGTTTCCAAGCACGCTCATCACGCGCTCATCGATAGTGCCTTTGGCTAAGATATGCGCCACCCTGACGGGGCGCGTTTGCCCCTGGCGGTGAAGGCGTGCGTTGAACTGTTGGTATAGCTCAAGCGACCAGTTTAATCCAAACCACACGCACAGCGCCCCACCCTTCTGCAAGTTAAGCCCGTGCCCAGCGCTGGCAGGGTGGGCCAAGAGCATTGGGATTTCGCCACGGTTCCAAGCGTCGATAGTTTCCTGCTTTTTGTCCAGAACCCTGGCGTGCGGGAACCTCTTCAGCAAGCGGGCGAGATCCGATTTGTAGTTGTAAGCCACAAGCATCGTTTCCCCCTCATTGTCTTCAACGATCTCTGCAAGCGCGTCCAGCTTCGCCTTGTGTGTCTCTGACCAGTTCCCGTTGGCATCGGTATAGAGTGCGCCATTGGCGTACTGCATCAACTTGTTCGCCAGCACGGCGGCGGTGGATGCCTCGACTTCTTCACCGTCGTCCAGTTCGGCCAACATGGTCCGTTCGAAATGCAAGTAGCTTTGCAGCGTGGTGGCATTCAGCGGAACTTTCACGCTGAGATCGATCCGCGCCGGGACATCCAAGTAATCGTCGGCGCTCATGTGGATGATCTTGTCTGTCAGCAGGTCGTGTATCTTGTGGTCTGCGCCTTTGCGCGGCTCAAACTTACGGCCCCAATAATCGGCCTCAAAGAACCGTTGCTTGTAGTTTGTCAGAGTGCGACCAAGGCGCTCGCCGTAGTCCACCAGATACATCTGCGCCCACAAGTCGAGAAGGCCGTTCGGGCTGGGCGTCCCGGTCAGCAGGACGACACTGTCGATCTGTGGCAGCATCTTGCGCAGCGCCTTAAAGCGTTTGCTCGACGCGTTCTTGAACGACGAGCTTTCATCAATCACGACAACGTCAAAGTCCCAGCGCGAGCCGTAATGCTCAACGAGCCACGGTATGTTCTCACGGTTTATGACATAGATGTCGGCGTCGAGGCTCAACGCTTGCCTGCGCGCCTTGTCGCTACCCGTGGCGACTGACACACGCAAATGCTTGAGATGGCCCCACAGCCGCGTTTCCTGCGCCCACACGCTGTTCGCAACGCGCAGCGGTGCGACGACCAAAACCTTCCGCGCTAGAAAGCCGTCGAGCATGTCGCAGATCGCGGTCAAGGTCGAGGTCGTTTTCCCCAGCCCCATCTCAAGCGCCAACATACAGCGCTTCTCTTTGAGTATGAAGCTGACAGCGCGTTCCTGATAGGCATGAAGGTTATGGCGTGAAAGCATTCGCGTCATCCTTGTTATCGATCACCCGCACGTCACAGCCCAACGCTCTGCGAGCCGCGTGGTCACGTTCTTGCAGGGGCGTCGGTTTCTTCCCCGGTGCCTTCAACTCAACAAAAATGATTTTGCCCCCAGGCATTGTGACGATGCGGTCAGGCACAGACCGCTTGGTTGGGGATGTGAACTTCTCACATGTACCGCCCAGCGCCTTAACTCTGCGCACCAGCGCCTTCTCTACATCACGTTCAAGCATGATCCACCTTTCCTCCCCACTGATCTGCCATGGCGTTCGCAATGCCGGGGTAAGTGCGTGACCGTTCTTTCCAACGATCAGGGCCGGGGGGCATCAAATGGCAAGTCGCCACGGCATCATCAGCAGTCATTTTGCTTGTGGGTCGAAGCGGCAAAAGTCCGTTTGTCCAAAAACAAGTGCGCTTCTTGTGTGGGTCGCCAAATTGCCACGGTTGAATTGTAAATTGCGCCGACCCGCCAACTATTTCGCGGGCGTACTTATGCATTACAGGGTTCTCTACGGCGATGCGCGGGACAGGTAAATCGAGTATCCAACGAAAAAACTTTGCAGCCTCTTCCATTTTTTTAAAGCGCCCCTCTTCAGTGTGGAGCCAGCGCACTCCGCTATTAGCGAGATATGTGCAAGGTGGATGCGCAATAAGTAAGTCCCAATCAACACCCCCACTGCCAATAACATGCTCCAAGGTGTTTTGCATGTGAAACGGGGTTGGTCCGTCTTCAGCTTCCAGCAAATCACAAGACCACGTTTCGTGACCCAGCGCCTGAAAAGCATTTCGGGTGCGCCCGGAAAATTCACAAGCGATTAAAACACGCATTTTCGTCATATACTCACCCCCACCTGCTTAAAGGCCATCTGCGCCATGCCCACATACCGTTCGACATCGGCATCCTCTGGAAACTCTTCTGGCAAATCAAGGCACGGCCTACCCCCGTCGCTCTGCGGAACTTTGTTGCTGTTCTTGGCGTAGTTGATTGTCTCGTCTGGCCCGACACCGGTGCTATAGTAAAAGCGAACAGCCTTGCCCAAAGCCTGATCGCGCCACATTGCACCGCCAGTGACTTTGCGCAGCATCACGAATTTGTTGATGTCTCGGCACCCACGAATGACTTCCCGGTAATCGGCTTTGCCCGCGAGGTGTGCGGCAACCGCGTCTGACACGATTGTGAATTGCGGGTTCTTCATCAACCCCGGTTCGGCAAAAGCACCCTTGCGCTTCGTAGAGCCATCCGGTTTGACCGCGATGTAATTGTTCACATCGCGCGAGTGAAGGCTGCGGTAGTCGCTGCGTTCCAAGGTGTAGGACGTGTCCAACTCCCAGTTCCACATCACCACCCCAACTTCGTCCTCAAGGCTCTTGGGGTACAACGCCACAATGCCATCGGTGTTCGCGCTGACGACCTTAACCCCGATCTCTTCCAACCGTTCGATCAGCATCAGCAATGCGAATTGTCCGGTCAGGGTGGTCTGGATTAAGAGGTTCGGCGCGTAAAGGGCGCTGTACTTGCTTCCCAGTTTCCCAAAGCTGCCGTTGACGACAATCTTCAGCGTGTCCGCTGTAACCTTGTCGCCCGCTCTCTTTGCTTTGATCCGCCGATCAACGATGCTCTGGTAAACCCGCGAGAACACGTCGCCCATGTTGTCTGGCGTGATACCCTGCTGCAAGATGATAGACGGATAATACGACGCCACGTCGAAGTCGGCTAAGACGTAACCCGCCCCAGCGTACACGCTCTGCCCCTTCTCGCACGAATGCAGACCGCCGATACCCATCTGATATTGACCGTCACCGATTGCGATCTTGGTGTCTTTCAACCAGCGCGGCATGACGATAGAACCATTGGCCCCGGTTTCGAATTTTTCATCTAACACGCGGCGCAGGATGTCGTTGAGTTCTGATGACTTAAAAGAAATGATCTTTGGGTCCACGTAGCGGAACGTCTGATCGTCTCTGTACTTCGTCGGTCTTAGGCGCTTGTCAGTTACCGCCTCCACTTCTGAGCGCAACACAGCTTCCGCGATCTGGGCGTCAGACTTCGATCTAAGATCGACAAAATATTCTTCACCCATGTCAGCCCGCAGAGCCACTTGCTTATCAACTGAGGAATACAACCCATCGGTCACACGCAGGTCGTTCGCGCAATACTTTTTCAGCAGGTCACGATCTCCTGGCGAGATGCTTGCGCTTGGTTCAATGGGTAGGTCTTGCAGCTTGGGATACCCCATCCGCCCCGCGTACACTTTGAGGCTCGCCCGTCCCGGCACGACCTCAATGATATCGATGTGGTCCCACTGCGGTGGTATCTTTATCTTCTCATCCCTGCCGACCTGCCACGCCTGCTTGCCGCTGGTGATAATCGTATCGCTCAGTTCCTTGAGTTCTTCGCAGCTACGGTTTTGCAGCGCTGCCGCGATCATCAACAGGTCATAGTGGTTTCCGTTGAAGCTGATCGTTAAGTGGTTGCGCATCAAGTTCGCAACCTTCGCCACGTTCAGCGGCTTACCGTCGTACATTTCGAACGACGCCACCTTGCCGTTTTGTCGGTCAAGGAAGCATATCAGGAAATAGTCTCGGTAGCATTCCACGTCGAGTATTAGCGCCATGAGGGGTGTCCTCCATATCCGGCATGAGGAAAGGGGCGACAGGTGCCGCCCCTAAAATTTTACATGAAGTCGTCTTCGTCCACGTCATCAAAATGATCGAAGTCGTCAAGGCTGGCTGTGACACCGTCCGCAAACGGCTCACCATCCTTGATGAACTGAACGCCAAGAAGGTTGGCGTTGATACGCTTGCCGTACTGGTTGTTCTGCGCCCAGAGTTCCAAAACCCCGTTCACATAACAGCCAGCGTAAATGCGCCCGTCTTCTTCTGCCAGTTGGGTGCGATCACGATCCAGAACCATCGGGCGTTTGGCGTTAGACGCCTTGATCGACATGTTCCCGGCATAACCAACGTAGTCGATATCGTCCCCATCCTTGAGACAGATTTTGTCAGCCTTCAGCTTTGCGCCCTTCAGCTTGTCTTTGGTCAGGTCGCTGATCGCAGTCTCAATCTCAGCAATCGTGGCCGCATGCTCTTCCTTGTCCAACAAGAAGGTCGCTTCGAACTTCGTTTCCTCGCCTGAGAACGTCGCCTTGCGGAACAGGCTTGGGAACGAGATGCGGACGTTGTTCAGTTTGATTTTTGACATTTTATTACCTTTCAGGTTTTTGCAACAGGGCGTTGCGGCTATTCGGTGACATCACCGAAATCTTCTAGCGACACGCCAATGGCTGGTCGCTTATCGCTTTCTGGCGCAAGTGTCGGTGCGCCATGGGGCTTGATAATCAATCCCCCGATCTCAGCGGCGCGGGTCTTACCCAACGCCTTTTCGGCTTGCGCCGGAGAAACGATCTTGGGTTTGCTGAACGCCTTGTCTCCCAGCAACTCTGTCAACGTCGCCTCGGCCTCTCGCTCGTCGGACCACTTACGATTGCTGCGACCCTCGACCAGCTTGTAGCCCGGAAACCCGTCACCATCTTCAAGACGATCCTTGGCCAACTTCTCAATCGCACCAAGCCACCCTTCGATCAGCGGCTTGGCGTCAAGGGCCACGCGCATCTGCTGTTCTGTCAGCGTGTTGGCCTTGGGCATGTTGTCGAGGTCGTCGAAGTCCGAAAGCAACGTCGCCTCGGTGTGCTTCATTAGCGCCTGACATGACGCCTTTGCCTTGCAGAAGCGGCACTGCTTCTCCCCTGGTTCGCGCGGAGCGTCTGGCTCTGCGGTCAACTCCGCGCGTTGCTTCGCCAGTTCAGCCCAGCGCAGCAGCGCAGGAACGGTGATCTCCCATTCGCTGATGTGGTCCAGCCTTGGCTGCACGATGGTTATCAAGACGCGATCAATATGCTGAAACATCGACCACATCGCGTAAGCGCCGAGAGCATAGAGCATGCCCTGCGGATTTTCCTCGGCATCGACGCGCACACCCATGCCGTATTTGAGGTCAACGACGTGGAGGGTGTTCCCGTTCACGATCACAGCATCTGCGGTGCCAAAGCCACCGGGAACCCAATCGCTGTAATCAACGCGCTGTTCGATTTCCATCGCGTCTGCGGCGATGGGCGTGGAATGCGCCAAAACATAGTCAGTGTAGACGCGCACGAACTCGGCCATCTCGCTGTTCGGATACTCATCCAGAACCGCTTGAGGGAACTCAGCCGACAACGCCTTCTCCGCAAGGTCGTGCGCCTCAGTTCCCTCAAGCGCAAACGGGCTTGTCTTGTCGGGTAGACCATCTTCCGCAGCCACGCTGCCTGGGCAGGCCATCCAGCGGTGGGCGTTGCTTGCACCCAGCTTGGCGTGTGCGATCTGACCCATCATCTTTTAACCTCCAACGCTTCGACCAATCCGCGCATCTCACATCGCTGATCGTATGTCAGGTCACTCAGTTTCCGCACATTAAAGCCGTCCAGAAACTCACGGATCGTGCTTTGATGCCCTGCGCGCGACTTCAGCATGACCATGGCATGCAAATCCTCAAGAGAGATTTCGTCACCACTCCTATCTGGCGTCGTCTCAGCATCGTCAGCCTCGACCTTTGGTTCAACTTTGGGTTTGGCCTTGGGTTTGGCCTTTGCCCTTGGCGCGGCGAGTGAACCCCCGCCAAGGCTAATGGCAAAGGTAAGTTTTTCAATCTCTTTCCGCAGTTCGTCGGTCGCTTCAGTCAAGTCTTTCAGCACTTCTTCAATCATTTTAGGTTTCTCCGGTGTTGCGATAGACACCGTCTTAGGCTACATTTCTTCACGATGCAACACGGAAGTTCACGATATGATGCGATCCAGCCAACTGGCCGAGCAACTCGGACTGTCTAAACACAAGGTCTTAGACCTCGCCAACAGAGGCTTGATCCCATCGCTGCGTCTGCCTAGCGGACACTATCGCTTTGACTATGAAGAGGTAGTCGGCAGCTTGCGTGAGGCAGCACCCCGATCTGAGGAGGTCAAAGATGATGGTTAAATTCACATACTGTAAAAATTTCGCCCACGCCGAGACGCGAGAAGTCGAGTGGGATGATTTCGCGAAGGTGTCAGGCCGATCAATCGGCTACGCCACCAAGGAAGAGAGCATCCGCCGCGCTGCTATTGTCGGCGGTATCCGAAAAGACGAGACGGTCAGCCGTGCCGAGAACATCGCCAGCCGCACGATTGCCACGCTGGATTACGACAACTTCAGTCCCGGCACGACGTTGGAAGACATCGAACTGGCCTTGGCGCTGGGCGTCGAGGGGGCTTTCACGGCGTACAGTACATTCAGACACACGGTTGACGCACCTCGCGTCCGCATCTTCGTGCCGCTGTCCCGCGCCGTCACCCCAGCCGAATATCCTGCCGTCATCGACGCTATCCATAATCAGATCGGCTTGGACGGCCTCGACAAGTGTTCCTACACGGTCAACCAGATAATGTTCTTGGCCTCGCACCGCCACGGCGTCGAGCCTTGGTCCTTCTCGCAGGGCGGCGAAACCTGGGCTGTGCCCGACGAAATTTCGCCAGAGCAACAGGGCGGCGTGTTCTACGCCGAGAGCGAAGACGATGATCTCAGCATGGCGATCATTAATCAGCCGCTCGACCTGACACCCGATCAGGTGGACGTGATCTTGGAGAACCACCCAGCCGACGATCTGGATTACGACGATTGGCTGCGCGTCGGCATGGCGATCTACCACCAGACTGAAGGCGAAGGCTATGGCATGTGGCTGCGCTGGTCAGAGCAATCCCCCAAGCACGATGCCCGCCAGATGAAAACGAAGTGGCGCAGCTTCGGCGGATCGTCCCGGCCCGTTACGATGGCTTCTGTCATCAAGCAGGCAGGCGGGCTGGGTGCGGCAGCGCAGGTGCTTCCCGACAGCGAGGTGGCCTTGTCTCTTGAAGACGAAGCCGCAGAGGTCCACGACCGCACCACATACGCCACCTTCAAGCGCCGTGTTCAGGCGCTCAACGAAATCCAGCTATCCCCCGACATCCGCAGCCTTCTCGCCAAGACCGTCCATGAGGTCTACGCCAAGGGCGCTGGCATGGGGCTGCGCGAGGTCAAGGCGTCTTTCAAGCCGATCAAAGCTTCTCGCCGCAACACCGGGGATGATGGTGCCACCCAAGAGACGCCGCCGTGGCTTGAGGGTTGGGTCTACGGCGAGGCCGACTGCGTCTTCATAGATACCAGCATGTCGGACTACGCTATACGCCGCGAGGCGTTCCGCGCGAAGTTCGACCGCGCGAGCGAGGCCGTCGCTGCCGAGACAGACGCCGCCGACTTCGCCCTCAACGTCGTACAAATCCCCACCGTGCTGCGCGGCTTATACTGGCCCGGACAGCCCGCTCTTTTCAGCGGCACCGACGGCAAGCCTTACACTAACCTCTACCACGACAGCGGCACTCAGCCTTCCGGCGCGATTGACACCGATGGTCAGTCCGTTGTCGATCTCTTCATCCAGCACGTCCGCAACACGATCTCCGACGAGCGCGAGGGCAATCTCCTCATGGACTTCCTCGCCTACGTCTACGCCAACCCAGGCAAGCGTGTTCGCTGGGGAATGCTCCTCTGGGGCATCGAAGGCAACGGCAAGACCTACTTCTACAATGTCATGCAGATGCTGCTGGGCCACAACGCCACCGTCATCAACACGTCCATGGTCGAACGCCCCTTCAACGATTGGGCTGTCGGCAGTCGGCTGATCGGCATTGAGGAAATCCGCATCAGCGGCACAAACAAGTGGCGCGTCCTCGACCAACTCAAACCGATGATCTCCAACGACACCATCGCCGTCGAACCCAAAGGCGCTACCCGCTACCACGCGCCCAACTTCGCCAGTTACCTGATGACAACCAATCACCACGACGCCGTCCCGATCAGCGACAACGACAGGCGCTATTGCGTCATCTTCACACGCCACCGGGAACAGAAAGACCTCTTCGACCAACACGGCGGGCGCGAGGCAGCGGGCGAATACTTTGACCGCCTGTTCTCCGAAACCACCCGACGCGTGGATGCCATCGGACGCTTCCTGTTGGATAGGGCCAAGTCGCTGTCAGACGATTTCGATCCGCACGGGCGTGCGCCCATCACGGCAGGCCTCAAAGAGATGCGCCAAGCAAACGTCTCCGACGACAGGCAGACCGTCGAAGACGCGCTGGAAGACCACGCCTGCGAAATCGTCACTGACAAAATCGTGGATTTCACACACCTCAACAACTGTGTGCAGATGGATGGGGGCGAGTTGCCGCAGAGCCGTGTCGTGGCAAATATCTTGCGGGATTTAGGCTATAGGCCGACAGCCAAAAGGCGTGTCAAAATCAAGGGAAAGCTGCATCGCGTGTGGTTCAAAGGCGGTGCCGAGTGCAACGGGGATGAGGCGATTGAGACGGTTAGGGGGTGGCATGAGGGGTCGTCGGACTTCAAAGACGTGCCGTTTTGATGGGCGTGGGGTCCAGAGGTGGGTGCCTAGTGGTTGAAAAGAAGCATTTTTGCTACTGGGCACCGCACTGGGCACCGCACTGGGCACCCTACCTAACCCTTTATTTTATTTATTTATTTTTATTAAATATATATAAAAGTGCTTAGTGCTTACTAAGTATTGGGTAGAGGGGTAATGAGTTTTATAGAGTAGAAATAGAGGGGATTCGTACAGTACAAATATATAGAAGGAGGAGTTGAAAAGACTGGGCACCAAGCACCGGGGGTCTGAAACGCCCCGTGGGGGGTGGGCGAAGTCGGTGGGGAAAATGGCCAATTTAACTGATGCTGAAAGGGCAACGATATGGGCAAGATTACACTTGAACGCGTGAAGCAACTCGAAGAGATCGGGGAAGATGTGATTTTTGATAGGATACTGAGCGGCGAAGCCGTCAGAACCATGCTGGCGAAATGGCGCATGGGATGGCGGGCTTGGTACAGGTGGGTGGACAGCGTCGAAGGGCGCAGAGCGCGATACGATCAAACCTTGATGCAAGCGGGCCATTCGTATGCGCAACGCGCCGTGGAGACAGCGCAGAACGCGACAAGCGAGAACGTCAACGTCGCACGCCTTCAGGTCGATACCGATAAGTGGATGGCCGGGAAGCTGAACCAGAAATACGATGTGCGCCAGAAAGAGGCGACAGTGACACTGCGGATCGAAGACCTGCATAGTCAGGCTGCGGCATTGATCAGCAGCGAAGCCGAGAAGGCCGTGATGGAAACCATCGAAGGCGTGGCGATTGATGTCGATGAGGCCGAGGGGTCAGACGAAGCCGATCCAGGTGAAAACGAAAACTAAATCTGACTTTTTTTCTTGTCGGATTTCAGACAACATTTCATTGCGAAATCTGACTTTTTTTCTTGTCGGATTTCAGACAACATTTCATTGGGGTGTGGGTCGGTCTTGGTGAAGCGCAAACATTCGGGGGTCCGAATGTTTGCGACAATGATCAAAGCTTGATGCAAACGTTTGGACCCCCGAATGTTTGCGGCAATGACCAAAGCTTGATGCGTCACGCTAGCGCATTGGCACGCCACCACATA